GACTTATCCAACTCGATGCGCATACCACCATCCGACGGGGTGACCTCCGGGCACGCGATGAACCGTTGGGAGTGCCGGCCACCCGGCCGGCGGTTACCCTTCGGCCCCACCCACGAAAAATCAGGGATGGTCCAAACACCCAAGGTGGCAACCCACGTGTGAAGCATCGGCCGCGGTGTCGGATTCTCCACCGTGAGTTCTTTCCACCCGTCCTCAGCCCAAATCATCTCAGACACAACAGGGTCGGAGTACCAGTCCGGGTTACCCGAACGAAGCTTCAAAATCGGGTTGAAGAACTGGTCCTTGATCGGAGACTGTTTCGGGGAGAAGTCCGGTTCCTCATATTGAACAATGTCGAGGTCGCGCCACCCGGACATGTCGGTGGTGATCCGCAACCGCGCGTACTTCGCTTCCAAATCCCACGGGTCCAGCTCGTACCCGATGGCCTGCACAAGATAGGACTCGTTCTCCTCCGCAGTATGGGTGCGGGTTTCCTTGCACTTGAAACCCAGATCCATATCTCGTGCAAGGATTTTCCGGTTCTTCTGCTTCGCCCCAATCGTCCGCGCGCCGGACTTCCAGGTTTGCTTCTCCGGGGAGTCGTAGATACCCGCAACCTGGCCCTCACCCAGATACACCCCGCGGTCACCGGCACCAGGACCGTACACGCACAGGTATTCGCCGTTCTGCCCGAACACCTCAATTTTGGTGGTGTCGCGGATCATGGGCGGCCTGCGTACTGCATCATGTCCCGGCGCTTGGCCTTGTCCAGTTGCCTTATCGCGTCCTGCATGTCCTGCGTGTACAGGTTCCCCACCAACGGCTGAACCCGCGCAGGGGTCGACGACGACGCGGCGATAGCGTCCCACTGTTGCGGTGTGAGAACAGGTTCCGGCCGCCGCGCCATATTGACACCCACCTGACCCGGTTGGAGCATGCCGCCCTGATCGAACTTGAACAGGTTGTTCAGGACGTCACCGGGGCCGGGGGGCTGACCACCCTGACCGCCATGCGGCTGCCCCTCCGGTGGTGTGGTGGTGGTTTGCGCCATCCCCGGCAACTGATTCGGCTGCACCGGGGCCGCAGCCTCCGAAGTCGGCTGCCTAAACCTTTGATTGATAGCGTCGGCACCCATCTTCTCAAGGGTTCCGGTCAACGCCTGCTGCACACCTAACTGCGGGGCGAACGCGGTATAGTCGTAACCAAGCCAGCGGGGGGCGCCGAACGGCATCATCTGTTCCATCAGCGCATCCGCACCGATACCGGCCATCTGGAAGCCGTACGACGAAATACGTTTCAGTGTTTTCCCGGCCAGCTCGATCCCATACGAGGCGGCGGCACCGGCGGCAGGTCCAGCGGCGGCACCGGCGCCCATTGTGCCGCCGGCGATGGCCGCTGACACCGCGGTCTGAGCGAGATTCGTTCCGGTGTCGATGATCCCGCCGACGATGTCGTTACCCATGCCGATGGTTTTCGCCAGCGTGCTGGTGCCGGCTACCCCGGTGTTACCGGCCGATTGGGGGACGAATCCCATAGAGCGCAGGAAATCACCCCCATAGTCGGGGGTCGACGGCTGCCCCGCCGGTCCGGGTGCTGCACCGGAACCGCTATGCAACAACGATCCGGGGTCAATACCCTGATCAGCTAGCTTCTGCTGCTGATCCGGGTTTAGCACCAGCTCGTCTTTACCGGTTTCGTTGCGCACCAACGTGTAACCGGGCTTCAAAACCCCGCCGTTGTCATACAACCCGGAAAGGCGTTTCAGCAGATCCGAGCCCGACTGGCTACCACCCATCACCGCGTCGCCGGGGGTGACACCACCACCAATCGCACCGGACGGGGGTTGCATCTTCGTATAGATATGGACGTGGTCCATGTGGTTTTGGGTGGCATCGCCACGGTTTTCCATGCCGGAAGGCATCTGTCCGGGCTTCCAGTTCTGTTGCTGCCACATCGCATACTCGACCATGCCACTAGACAGGGCGTATTGGGTGATGCGGTCGCCCAACGCTTTACCCTCAGGTGTCCCTACCAGGGAGGGGGGGATCATCACATCTAGGGCACGCCCGGACGGGTGATCTGGGTACGGGTCGTTAGGCCGGTACCCGCCGATGTCGGTGATCTCGGGGAACATCGACGCTATCGCGTCTTTCAGGCTGATTGCGTTCTGCTTCAACCCCTCATTGCTGCCCACCACCGGGGCCAATCCCCGCCGTTCACGGGAAGCGTTCGGCGGGGGGCCGGCCGCAGCCGGATTCGGGTTCCCAAAGCCCAGCAGGTTTTGTTGCCAACCCCGCAGGATGTTCGCCTCATTGCTGAGGTCGCCCATGCCGGGAATCTTGTCTAGGAACTCATTCGCTGACGCCATCGCCCCGAAGATGTTCCCCAAACCGGTGGCAAGGAGCTTGATGTCGTCCATGAACGACTTGATGGCATCCCTACCAGCCTTGAAAGCGTTCTCTATCGACTGCCCAATGGTTTTGAAGGTGTTCTGAATCTGCGGGCCGTTGCTCTTAACCCACGAATCAACATCGTTGAGCCTGTCGGTGATCGTTTGGATTGAGTCGGCCATGTTGTCGGTCGCATCGGTGGAATCCCCACCAAACACAGCGGTGAGGAAGTTCGCACCAACACGGGCAACCGCCGACTTCATGTTGTCGATCGACCCTTGCAGGCTGTTCCCCAACGCCTTCGCCATACCGGGGGCGTGATCCTCAATGGACTTTTGCAGCATGTCCATGGTGATCTCACCATCGGACTGCATCTTGTCGAACTGCTGCGCGGTCAGGTTGTACGACTGCTGAATCCACGACCTAGCCGGCAACCCGGCCTCCATCAACTGCATCATCTCTTCACCCTTTAGGGCGCCTTTGTTGATGACTTGGTTGAATATCAATCCCATGCGCTCGATGTCGACGCCAGCGAATCCAGCGGCATCAGCAATTGCGCCCATATACCGTTGGATGTCTTCGACACCTGAGCCGATGGCGTTAACGGCGGTGCCGAAAGCCTGATCCAACGCGAACGGTGTCCCCGTAACCGAGTCGGTCACCGTCTTAACGATGGCCTCAATCTCAGAGGTGGACTTACCCAACCCTTTTAGCTTGAACTTGGCCTTATCAATCGACAGCAGCCGGTCAAACCCCTTGTTGAGGGCGATACCGAGCCCACCGATGACCGACCCAACACCAACGGTCGCGGCGCCCGTCAACCCAATCATCATGGACTTACCCGCAGCCGCACCAACGTTCCGCAGCGCGTTACCGTTACCCAGCTGCGACTTCCAGTTGCTCAGCAGCTTCCCAACACCGAAACTCGTTGCCCCATCGTTGAAACCTTGGGCGAACTTCGTCCCGGCCTCCTGGGCTTTCATGTTGCCCACAACACCCTTGCCGATGAGCTGCCCGATACGGGCACCAACCCTGTCCAGTTTCGTGTTGGGGATACCGGCCATCAAATCTTTGTCCGGGGTCCACCCGTCCCGCATCGCCTTAGAAGCGGTCTTCGCCAACCGGTTACCGACATCCTTACCGGTAATGTCGGCCTGCTTGGAAACCCCGGTGAACGCCGCCTTAATCCCCGCTTCGAGCTTCGTCGTCTCAGGGACAAGAGAGACGTAGGCGGTCGCCAACTCAATAGCCATGAGCTAAACCGCCTTTCGTTTAATTCTGCTGCGCCGCGCTAACAGCTCGTCAGATGTTTTCGGCCCGTTCTTCGGGGCCTCTTTGGGTCGTTTGATCGGCTTCGGCTTTGGCGCCGACTTGTTACCGCCCCGCTGCCAGTTCGCCCACTGAACCGTGTTCAAAATCGCGGACAGAAAATCCATGTCCGGAGTCCACCACCACGACTTGGGGAACCGCGCCCGATACAACGCGCACTCCTGCGTCGCAGGTAGATGGTTGATGAAGTCCCGTAGATCAACCCACGTAAACACTTCGCCTAAGTCACTGAGCCGGAACGCTGTCCGGGTCATAAGGTCATAGTTGATGGCCCCGCCATGCTCGTCTAAGAGCTGGGCGAGGCTGCCTATTCCCCCAGTGTCATCGCGGAGCCTTCGAGGATTCTCTTCTCGATCTGCTCCAACTCAAACAGGGTCAACCCTTCCAGCACCGTGAACACTTCCGGCTCTACCAAAGGTTTGACGGTCGCCAAAACCATTGCGATGGCGCGTTCTCGGGGGAGTAACGGTGTTCCGTCGTCGTGCTTCATGTCCCCGACCGCCATCACGTCGGCGTTGATCTGTGAGAACTGATCCGGCGGGATGGTGTCGAGTCGCGGAACGGTGAATGTCACAGGGGTCATGCCCTTGACGGGTTTTCCGTCCTCGTCGAACGCGTACACACCGGCAGCGTCGACAGGAAGAGTGATTTCGATCTTCGTGGTTTTGTTGTTGGCACCGATGATCGGTTTAGCCATTATGGGACAGCCTTTCAACTTTTTTTTGGGGGACGGACAGAAACTCAGGGGCTTCCCGCCGGGTGGTGAGGCCGTCCCAGACCACCACCCGGCGGAAAGGGATCAGCTACGACCCAGGGGCGTAGTCGAAATAGGTGACAACCGCGTTATCCGCGTTGTCAGGCTTGAACACATCCACGGTGATCTCGTAGCGGGTCAAATCACTGTGGACGTACACCACATCCCCCAGCTCGGTCACCTGACCCTCACGGATCACGATGCGGCCGGCACGGTCACCGTCAATGAAGTCGATCACGAACGAGCAGCGTTCCAGCATGAGCCGGGAATGCTCCACGGTGAGGGTGTCGCCGTCCTCGGTGACGTTGTCCTCCCCGTACACCGTCTTGAGTACGGCGGCAGAGGATTCCAGCAGGGTCAGTTTGATTGTTTCGGTGTAGTTGTCCTGAGTGACCTTGACAACCTCACCGCTCCACGCGCGGTGCTTAGTGGTCTCACGGGAGATGCTGTTGGTGACACCATCCTCAGACACCCACCCCAAATCTTCGGCGTCCTCGTCAAGTTCAGCGGTCGCAGAAGTCGGCAGGGAGGTACCGAGGGGAAGCCGGTAAACGGCAGCCCCATCGGCGGGAATAGTAGCGGCCCAGATGTTTCCGGAATCGGCCATGACAGTTTTGCCTTTCAGGCGTTTACTGGGACGGCCTGAACGGGTTGTTATGAAGTTATGTATTCAGTTGTGTCAGTTCGCTTTAACCAGGAGCTCACCGGTGAACTGCCACCGCTCAAACTCCACAATCTCGGGGTTGGGGTAGTCCGCGGGACCGGAAGTTTCCTGCCACGCCCGAACGAACATCTCCACGTCATCGGAAGCCACGGTGGTGCCCCCGGCGTTACGTAGCGCGGTTCTAGCGGTGTTGCACATCGCCTCAACCTGACTCACGTCTTTGGCGTAACACTCCACCAGAATCCGGGCACCGTCCGTGGCAATGTTGTCCAACGCACCGCCGGTACGGGTCACACGAACAAACCTGTCCGGTCGTTGCCGCGCCGGGAGCTTCGCCGACACAAACGCGTACTCCCCGAACGCCTCATCGAGCACCGTGATAGCTGCTAGCAGAGCCGGTTTCGGTGTCGGCCACACAATCACGCTTGGCCCAACGCTCGCAGCAACGTGTTACGCACCGCGTTTGACCTCTTGGCGTGGTCCGATGAGGTGAACACACGCACCGCCCACCGACCAGACGGTTTCTTACGGCCCTGCGACGACGACATGCGGTACCCGACACCCTCGGGCAGGGTTGCGTTAGCCGCATCAACGACCAACTCACCTTTGCCCTCAAGGAACCCCACAACACCGGGGGCGCGGCGAATGTCATACATCGCCTTATTGCTGATCTTCACCCGAACGTTACTCACATTGAGTACGACCAGAACGACACACGGTAAGGGTCTAAACGTTGCTTAAGCGACGCGGTCAGCCACGGCCCTGTCGTCGTCGCCGACTCAACACCCACCGCAACCGTCATCGACTCACGGGCAATGTTGTAACCACTGGTGCCGTAATCCGCCGCAGTCGTAACAGGTTTCGTCAACACCGCCGCCACCGCCGTCGCAACCGCCCGCACAATCGGGTCAGGAACAGGGTCGGGCATCACATAATGGCAGAGATACCCGGCAACAACGTCGGACGCCTCCTCAATCAGCCCTTCGACCGAAGACAGTTCCTCGTCGGTCAGAGTGCGCCGCAACGCGGACTCCACATCCTCCGGTGTAGCTAATCCCACGACCTGACCCCTTCCCTATTGGACGGTGCGCCAACGGGTGCCGGGCTGGCACCCGTTGGCAACCCGTTTAGCTGCCGCTGTCCGGGAGAACCACACCAACAGGTGTCTTATCGACACCCGCCGCGGTGGCCCCGGTACCCAGCACGTAAGCGAACCGCGCCTTCATGCGGATAGCGACCATATCGCGCTCAGCGAGATTGATCTGGCTTTCCCCGGTGCCCAGGGTGGCCTGGTCGAGAAACTTCACCGTGATGTCCTGCCGAACACCGATCCGGACGCGGCTCGCATCCACCACGAACGCCGTGGCGGACTCCGGAACCCAAGCACCGTTCCGGTTAAAGAACGTCCGGTAGCCGTTGAACGACTCGTCGCGGAACACCATCTGCCCGTTGCCATCACGAAGGTTCGCCACCTTGTAGCGCATCGCCAGAGACGACAGCAGGGTATCGGGGGCGTAACCGGCGGTAGCCAGCAACTCCGACGCCTGATTCACACAACCGACGAGGTCGGACTCGTTCGCGGTGCCGTTGGTGACGGTGACGTCCTGCGCCGCAGCGATAGCCGCCGCCAACAGATCATCGCTCACCCACGAGGCCGGCTTGTCGATGCCGAAACACACCGCCTCATCCAGCTTTTTGCCGATGGCCTGCCCGCCAAGAGCGGCGATCTCCGACAGGATCGCCTCGGTAGCGTCGTCGATCACGTTCTCATGAACCGGGATGATCACCGCGATTTCCTCGGCCACCAGTGTGCGGTCCGCCCAGGTCACCTGAGACTGCGGCTTCACACCCTCGGGTGCGGTCGCGGACTCCGAAACCCACCCCGCCTCGGGCAGGGTCGCCAGCACCGGAAGGTGCGTGAGCTTCGTGCCCATGTTGACCGTGGTGAAGGCAGTCAGCACAGTGCTGGCTTGCTTCGCCGAACCAAGCAGAGTGTCCGCGTATGCCTCTTGGATGAGGGTTGCGACCTCGGCGCGTGAAATGTCAGCCATGATTGGCCTCCTTCTTTCTCATTCCCCGCCGAGGTCGATCCTCGCGCGGAAGTGTGTTAGCGGTTCCCTGTCCGGAAACGCCGGAGTGCCTCAGCGGCAGCGGCTTTCGGGGTCAGGGTGTTCGATTCGGCGCCCGTTGCGCCGGATTTCAAACCGCCGCCCGATGTGGGGCTGCGTTTCGGGGCGGGTGGTGTGACCTGCTGATCACGCCAAGCGATCAGCGCATCGGCTGACGCCATAAGTTCTTCCTCGGTAGTGCCGGTCAGTGACGACGCCGGAACACCCTTCGCGGCAGCGATGTTCGACCGCAGCGCTTGGGATTCCGCTGCCGCCGCACGCTTTTCGGCCTCCGCGGCGCGCTCAACAGCCTTTTCGAGTTCCGTTTTGTCGCGGTCCGCGTATTCCTTCACAGCCTTTTCCGCTGCTGCGGCACGCTTTTCGGCTTGCCTCCGAGCCTCGCGCTCAGCCGCAATAGCGTTCTTCCCGGCGTCTCCCAGGTCGTGACTGTTGGTGTCTTGCGTTTCTTCTGCTGTGGTGTCGCCTGTTTCGGCGGTTTCCGTGGTGGTGTTGGTTTCAGGCATCGCGCCATCTCCTATATTTTTTGCCCTTTGCGTCGCGCAAGGGGGAACGCCCGACCGCATCGCGCGGACGGGAAACTCAGCGGTCTAAATCGACCGGTGCGCTAGTTCTTACGCGGCGGTCCATCGCTAAACCGATATCCGCTGGCGTAGTAGCACCCTCATCGCGGGCATCGTTGTAATCCTCTTGCCACTGCTGCACATAATCCGGGGGCTCATAGATTCCATCGCGAAGGGGAACCGCCGTACACCCACAGCTGTCGTGATACTTGTCGCCGACCTTTCGGCTACCCCGTGTCCCGACAACACGTAGTTCAGCCCGCCCGGTTGCCTTGTTGACCTTGACCCCGCGTCCGGTGAAGTCGTTGCGGGTGGCTAACATCCGGCAGAAACCGCACGCATTGGGCTGGGCGTGACGCACCCACCGCACCCCCTCAATACCGGCGTTAACGACTACCGTGTCCCGGCTAGCGTTCATCGTCGACCGAATCGCGTTGCCCCGCAGAGCCGTTATCGGGTCGCCCTGCGTCAACGCCCACCTAGCCGATATGCCCAACTGTTTCGGGTCAGGTAACGGTGCAGGGGTCGGAGTGAACACCGCAGCACCCGGCCTCACCGGGATTGTGGGCTGCTCCGAATACCACTGCGCAGTCAGCAGCCCCGCCGCCGACAAGTACGGGTCCAGCATCGCCGGGTAAGCGTCGGTGATGAACGCGTAACCCTCATCCGCCGGCAACCCGCTGATTCGGGCGATAAGCGCCGCAGCGGATTCCCCTGAGCGGGCGGCCAGTTCACCAAGCGCCGCGGTGAACTCA